GGCAAAATTATTTGGATTCTCTATTGAGGATACTGAACCACTATCACCAAGTACAGTTTCTCCCGTCCCACCTAATAATGAGGACGGGAATGACCATTACTTGAGTAGTGGTTTTTTTGGTTCGTATGTGGATATTGAGGGAGTATACAGAACAGAATTTGATTTAATTAAAAGATATCGTGAAATGGCACTTCATCCAGAGTGTGATAGTGCCATTGAAGATATTGTAAATGAAGCAATTGTATCAGATACAAATGATAGTCCAGTTCAAATTGACTTGGATAATCTCAATGCCAGTGATGGTATTAAGAAAAAAATCAGAGAAGAATTCAAATATATTCTAGAACTTTTAGACTTTGATAAGAAGTCTCATGAAATTTATAGAAATTGGTATGTGGACGGCAGACTTTATTATCACAAAGTCATCGATTTAAAAAATCCACAAGAAGGAATACAAGAACTTCGTTATATCGATGCTCTAAAAATGAGGTATGTTCGTCAAAATAAAAAGAAAAAAGACGATCATCTCCGTTTAGCAAATATGAGATCTGATAATCCTATGGATTATGAGTTCCCAGAAATTGAAGAGTATTTTGTTTACAGCCCCAAAACTTCATATCCAACACAAAACCCAACAGCAACGGGTGTAAATAATGGAATCAAAATGTCAAAAGATTCCATCACATATTGCACATCAGGTCTTGTAGATAGAAATAAAGGATCAACACTTTCATATCTTCATAAAGCAATTAAGGCACTCAATCAACTCAGAATGATTGAGGACTCTCTAGTAATCTACAGATTATCAAGAGCACCAGAACGTCGTATTTTCTACATTGACGTTGGCAATCTTCCAAAAGTAAAGGCAGAACAATATCTCAGAGATGTAATGATGAGATATCGCAATAAGTTGGTTTATGATGCTAACACTGGCGAGATTCGTGATGATAAGAAATACATGAGTATGCTTGAGGATTTCTGGCTTCCTCGCCGTGAAGGTGGTAGAGGAACTGAAATCTCTACACTCCCAGGAGGTCAGAATCTTGGAGAAATCACAGATATCAAATATTTCCAAGAAAAACTCTATAAGGCTTTAAATGTTCCCCCAACCAGAATTGGTGGAGAAGGTGGTTTTAATCTTGGTAGATCTTCTGAAATTTTAAGAGATGAACTTAAGTTTAGTAAGTTTGTCGGACGTTTGAGAAAAAGATTCTCAAATATGTTTAGTGATATGTTGAGAACTCAATTAATTCTCAAAAATATTATTACTCCAGAAGATTGGGAGATTATGAGTGAGCATATTCAATATGATTTCCTTTATGACAATCACTTTTCAGAATTAAAAGATGCTGAGTTGTTAAATGAAAGATTGAGTTTGGCAGCAACTGCAGAACCTTATGTTGGCAAATACTTCTCTCAAGATTATTTGAGAAGAAGAGTTCTTCGTCAAACTGATCAGGAAATCATCGAACAAGATGCATTAATTAAAAAAGAAATAAAGGATGGAGTAATTCCAGATCCTTCTCAAATACAAATTGATCCTACAACAGGACAACCAGTAGAAGGATCATCAACAATGGATTTAGGACAACCAATAATGGAACCCGATTTAGGATCTCAAGAAAAATCAATAGAAATTCCCAAGGGTGGGGAAATTTAATAAATAACTCAGAATACTATTGATTACAATCATGGATGAATTAATGGATATGATTACCACTGATGAGAGTCCATCTCAAATTAGTGATAAAATCAAAGATCTTTTATTTGCAAAGGCAGCAGAAAGAGTAGATTCTTTTAAACCCGTAGTTTCAGATTCACTCTTTGGGTCGGAAGAATCTGAAGTAGAAGATACTGAAGAATACGAAGAATCATAAATAAAAAGTATAAGACTTTATCATAAAAATGCAAAGAACTAAGATAATTGAAACTGAAGTTGCTACTGGTGCAACTGCTGGTGCTGCTACAAGCATTGGTAGTGCAACTTGTGTAAGACTTCATAATGATACTTCCGGAATTATCACCGTTGGAGTTTCGACTATTGTTGGTGCAGCAACTACCAACTATTTTAGTATGCCAGCTTACTCTGTCGAGTTTCTGGAAAAACTTCCAACTGATGTTATCTGGACATCTTCAGCAATCAAAGCATCAAAAGTAGGATTCACTAACTAAAGCCATGAAACTCATCAGAGAAGAAATCGAACAGGTCGAATTTATCGTCGAAAACAAGAACGGTAAAAAGTCACTTTTCATCGAAGGCATTTTCCTCCAAGGAAATATCTGCAATAGAAATGGCAGAATGTATCCTATGGAAACTCTTCGTCGTGAAGTTGCTAGATATAACGAGAATCACGTTCTTGCTGGAAGAGCACTTGGAGAACTCGGACACCCAGACGGTCCTACCGTAAATCTGGATAGAGTTTGTCATAAGATTGTTTCTCTGAAAGAAAGTGGTTCCAACTTTATCGGTAAGGCAAAGATCCTCAATACACCAATGGGTAAGATTGCATCTTCACTCATCGAAGAAGGTGTATGCCTAGGTGTTTCTTCTAGAGGTATTGGTTCACTCCGTCCAACAAAAGAAGGATATCAAGAAGTTGGTGAAGACTTTATGTTAGCAACTGCTGCTGATATCGTTGCTGATCCTTCTGCACCTGATGCTTTTGTTCAGGGAATTATGGAAGGTAAGGAATGGGTATGGGATGGTGGTATTCTGCGTGAAAAGTATGCAGAGAAAACCTACAAGACAATTAATACTCTTGTAGATCAAAAGAGATTAGATGAGAATAAGTTGAACTTATTCAATGATTTTCTCGCAAATCTTTAATTTATAAATAAATATAGTTTAAAACTAAGGTTAATCGGAGAGTTCAAATGTCTCGTGGAGATTTACAAGAAATGGAAGTAGGCACTAAGCAATCCAAAACCGCCGTTAATGCTGGTGCAAAGGCGGGGGATCCAATGGATACTTCAATTGCCGGTTCTTATGATGATCTGGGTGGGCCTCGTCCAGAGAATTATAGATCTGATGACGATTCGGCCAAGTTGAAGATCCCTGGTAAGACACTTTCTCAAGTTAAAGATGTTGTAACCAAAGGTGCAAAAGCAGCAGATGCAATGCCCGCAGGTGTGAAAGAAGAGACCGAAGAGGAAGAAGATCTTGAAGTAGTTGCTGAAGAAGAAATTACTGAAGAGGAAGTAGTTTCTGAAGAAGAAACTGTAGAATATGATATCGAAGAAGATGTAAATGCTCTTCTTGGTGGTGAAGAACTCTCCGAAGAGTTTAAGGAAAAAGCAAAGACAATCTTTGAGGCTGCTCTGACTGCTAAGGTTGGAGAAATCAAAGAGGCACTCGAAGCACAATACGAGGAAAAACTCGTAGAGGAAGTCGAGGAAATCAAAGAAGCACTCGTAGAAAGAGTGGATTCTTATCTTGAGTATGTTGCTGACGAATGGTTCACCGAAAATGAACTGGCAGTCGAGCAAGGTCTTAAGACTGAAATGACCGAATCCTTCCTGGAAGGAATGAAGGGTCTTTTTGAAGCACATTATGTATCAATTCCTGAAGATAAATATGATGTTCTTGAGAGCATGGTAGAAAAACTTGATGACATGGAGACAAAACTCAACGAGCAGATTGAGAAGAACATCCACCTTAACCAAAGACTCTCAGAGTCGGTTGCTGATGGAATCTTCGATGAGATTTCTGAGGGCCTTGCTGCTACTCAGAAAGAGAAGCTCGCTTCACTTGCCGAAAGTGTTGAGTTTGAAAGTGAAGAAGAATATCGTGAAAAACTGGAGATTCTGAAGGAGTCATACTTCTCAGCAAATAAAACTCCAAAAGCACACACTGAAACACTTTCTGAGGGTGTAGACAATTCGACAGAATCCGTTTCTGGTCCAATGGCTGCATACCTGAGAACTCTTCAGGCTGTTGCTAAAAACTGAATTTAAGATTAATCAAACGTAAACATTAACAAAGGTAAACGCAAATGTTCCATTCCGAGCATCTGCAGGAAAAGTGGGCACCTCTCCTCAACTATGAGGGTCTTGATCAAATCAAAGATTCTCATCGTAAGGCAGTAACCGCAGTCCTGCTGGAAAACCAAGAAAAATTTTTAAGAGAGCAAACTGCATTTGATCAGGGATCAATGCAGAGCCTCATGGAATCACCAACTAACTCAGCTGGAACCGGTGGATTCTCCGGTACTTCTGCTGCTGGTGGTCCTACCGCAGGTTTCGATCCTGTTCTGATCTCACTGATCAGACGTTCAATGCCTAACCTGGTCGCATATGACCTGGCAGGCGTTCAACCAATGAACGGTCCTACTGGACTGATCTTCGCAATGCGTTCCCGTTACAACAGCCAGAGCGGAACCGAAGCATTCTTCGATGAAGCAGATACCGCATTCTCTGGTCAGGACAGCGGATTCAATCTGACTGGTGGTTTCTCAGATGTTAATGCTGGTCTTGGTACTACTGCACAGTCAGGAACCAACCCATCCATCCTGAACCCAGTTGGATCCGCATCCTCAACCGCATATGATGTCGGTCAGGGAATGAACACTGGTGATGCTGAGAATCTCGGTGCTGGCACCGGTGATCAGTTCAACCAGATGGCATTCTCAATCGAGAAAGTCACCGTTACTGCAAAGTCAAGAGCACTGAAGGCTGAATACAGCCTCGAGCTTGCACAGGACCTGAAGGCAATCCACGGTCTGAATGCTGAAGCAGAACTTGCTAACATTCTGTCTAGCGAGATTCTTGCTGAAATCAACCGTGAGGTTATCAGAACAATCTACAAGATTGCTGAGCAAGGTGCTGCTGAGAACGTTGCTACTCAGGGTGTATTTGACCTTGACGTTGACTCAAATGGTCGTTGGTCTGTTGAGAAGTTCAAGGGTCTTCTGTTCCAAATCGAAAGAGATGCTAACAGAATTGCTCAGAGAACTCGTCGTGGAAAGGGCAACATCATCATGTGCTCTGCTGACGTTGCTTCAGCACTGACCATGGCTGGTGTTCTCGATTACACCCCCGC